AGCACTGAACGCTGCCTCGGCGTACACGTCAAACGTAAATAGCAGTCGATCACCCGGCTCGAACGGGATTACCGCACGCTCGACCGCAAGCATGAAGAACGCCGTGCCCTTCGAGGCATCCGTGCGCCGCGCCCATCCGCCTACAATCTCAGAATCGCTTCCGTAGGCATTGACATTCACGCCTGCGGTTTCGTCAAGTTGGGCGAGGTTAGTTGGGTCACCGACAAGCAGCTTGTCAACGGTGATAGAGCTTGCCCCAAGCCGGTCTACACTGATGGTGCCTGCGGTAAGCTTTCCAGCGTCGAGGTTGGCGATGACCGCGTTGTCGAGGGTACGCGCCGCCCAAGCACCGGACACGAACTCCCACTGCCCGACAATAATAGAGCCGGACTTCTGGAACCAGATGTCACCAGCAACATAACCTGTCGTGCCAGACGCAGCAGAGGTTGAGAAGATAACCTTGTTCTTACCGTTGGCCGTGGAGAGCGCCGTGTTTGCCGTGGTCGAGGCGTTACCAGCAGTCGTCTGTGCATTGCTGGCAGCCGTCTGCGCGTCAGATGAGTCGAGGAGCGCCTGCGCCGCTTTCGCATCGGCGCTGTCGGCGGCGCTCTGCGCGGTAGCCGCAGCAGCCTTACCAGCATCCCCGGCGTCCTGCGCCGATTGGATTGCGTTTGTTACGTCGCTCTGAAGGCCCCCAAGATCGACACCAAGTACGGCAATCGAGGCGGCTGCAGACAGCGGTGTTGGTCGTCCGATACGGTCAGTAAGTGCAAGCTTGACCCACTTGGTAGAGCCAATGGGTAGGTCAGTAAGTACGATGTCGCCAGCGCCGATGACGCTCTGCCCAACAAGCTTGTACGTACCACTCTGAGTGTCACTGACATACGCGCTGGCAAAAGAGAACTGCACAGGGGCGGTGGTGCCGTTGCTCAGCTTGCCATCCCAGTGGGCGGTAACCACGCCGAGGGCTGTTGACAGCGTAGGTGCAGACGGCGCAAGAGTCGTCGCGTCTGGTAGCCCGAGGGTAACCACCTGTGGCTCAGAGAAGTCGCCCATCACCCCGAGGCTGGAGCATGCACGTAGTTTAATATTAATTGTTAACCCGGCGTTGAAGCCAATGACGGCTAGGCTGGGTACCGTTGTTGCGGCCAGCCGCACATAGTCCGTGTCTGGATTGGCGTCGGGCTTCCACCACGCCTCGTACTGTCCAACAGGCATGGGTTCACCATCTGCGCCCGAAGAAACTTCGTCCCACGTCCCCGCGATATCAGCGACCGGGTAGCCCTTGTCATTCCACCGGATAACCGACGAATACACGATGTTGGTTGGGATGGCTGGGCGGCGCGCTGCGTCATCTACCTTAGCGTCAACAGCAACCACAGAGTTACCTGTGCGAGCGACAGCGTTGCCAGTAGATGATAGGTGCTGATTGACAGCATCAGCATTTGTAGATAGCACTGTGGTTTGCTTCACAGCATCGTCTACATTGCGCTGGACCCAGCGCCCCCAAGCAGCCGACTCTGGGGGCAGATTCATTGGGGGGATAGCCATAAATTAATTCCTTGCTAGTGGTGCGCTGTTGTATTCGCTCAAAGTGGTGGCATCCCACTGAGCATTAAAGTCTGCGATTGTCTTATTATACCACACGGTATTAAAATCTTTCACCGTAGTGTCAAGTTCCATGTCGTAGGAAATACCTGCAGGCGTTGTGGTTGCAGACCGAATACGATACCAAGCGTCATCACTCTGCACACGCGCACCAGCAATATTGCCGAATGCTTGGTTTTCGAACTTAGAACTGACTTTTTCAAACTGAACAGCATCGAACGCGCTAATATCTTGACCAGCCCACTGAGTGTTGAAAGCGCTGATGGGGCCAGCATTCTCAGCGTTGAACTCTGCGATGGTCGGGTAGCGATAGTTGCCTGTGTCACCAACGCGATTGATGCCGGAACTAGCCACCTGCATCTTTAGGTTGGGTCCGGTGTATGTTGCGAGCGTCCACGCACCGGCGCGGTAGGCATCATCACGGGTGTTAATGAACGGGCTGTCCACGACGACACCGACAAGCTCAGGGGCCTTATCAATATCGAGGCCGGTTGCAAGCGACACCTTCTGCTTGTTGTAGAAGACGCCGGTACCAACGATACGAAGCGACGAGCGTGAATCGTCCTCATTAATTTGAGTGGCTATGCGAAATGGGGCATTGTTGATCCCAGCGGGGCCACGGAGAGTTACCGTAAGTTGCTCCAGTACCGGGTCCAGTGTAACCGACATGAACCCGCCACCAGCTACCCAGTCCTCAGCCGAGACAGGCTTACCGTCCTTGTCAATGACAGAATAGACGCTAGCCCCGGCGTACTCCTGTGTCACGCTGTCAACAGGTACAGGCTGCTGCACAGATGTAAGCGTGGCACCGGGGCCGAGTGAGTCTCCAGTTACGCTTAGCTGAATCTGCATCTGCACAGTCTCAGCTTCGTCAACCTGATAGATCGGCACAGAACTGTTCCAGCCGCCTAGCGGGTAGGCCAGTCCTTCTACCTTATTCTCACTCTGGTAGTACATAATCTCTACCGACTGAGCCAACCTCGAATTGTCCATAGACCAGCTAGAGGCAGAGTCACGGTAGCTAACGGCAGTGCGCTGACGCACAGGGCGTAGGACAACCATGTTGGACACTAGGGTAACCTCAAGCTGGTACGCAGCAGCGAACCGCTTCATCATGTCCCACACGTTATCTGTCCAGCCGGGGATAACAACGTCGGCGTCTACGACGGCGCTATCGATCAGAACGTCGGTCGTCACGGACACCAGACCGAGGTAATAACGGAAGGCGGCGCTCAGCTTACCCGCGAACGGCGCTGCTGTGCGTGCTGCGTTAAGCGCAATGAGCCTAGAGTCAGCGGTAATCGTGACATCTTCGTTATACTCGCCGCTAGTAGAACTGATGTAGCCCCACGTTGAGCCTTTAGAGCCATCCTTTAGTTCAATAACTTTATTTCGTAGCCCACGCGCCGACCCACCCTCGTGCGGAAGGCCAATGGTCATCTGACCGATACCGCCACTCATATCGGATGGGTCGATAGGTGTAGCATCCTCAGTCACGCTGTAATCAATGAGACTCCAGCGCGGCTTACCATCTATTGAAAGGTCTATAGCCATGTGCCTACCTCCACGAGCTTAGCGCTCATTCCAATCTTGTCCCTAGCGGCGCTGTACGCCGTTGTGGTTGGCTTACCGGTGAACCTGCAGCCAGAGTTACCCTGACCTGATATAAAGTCTCCCAGCGCCGGTGTGTGACCGCTGGGGAGCATCTGCACCATCATGCCAGCGATAGTGATGCTGGTAGCGGTGTCGGTGGCTAGGTCTAGCTCGATGCCCTGATAGGTATTACTGGAATACGACAGGTTGAACCGCTGGTCGGTGTTAGTACCGAGCAGCGGCGCATACACAGCCGTGCCACCAAGTGCGCCGGGAGCGATAGCAGTGACACGCACACCACCAACACCGGTATCTAGCGAGCCGTGCACACCAACCCATGCGGTATACCCCTGCGGAATTGGCAAGTAGAGCTTCTGCCCTGTGCCCGTCAGATCGTATACTGCGCTCTCTGTGGGGTAATCATAGTCACCGCTCCCGGTCGTGAGGATAGCTGGGCGCGTATCACCGATCAGCGGCACACCGTCATAGTACGCCTGCGCCGGGAACGCCCACTGCTCCGGCAACACATTCTTGTCGGCAGCGAATGGATCAGTGAAGTAGATGAGTCCGGGCCCACGCTTCCCGGCCTGCATGTCCGTGATAGGGCGCAGCGAATCACGGGACGCCAAGCCCCACGTCATGTTGTATTCCTTATGGGAGGCTACAGACGCCCGTGTGCCCGCACCACCGTTGAGGTACTGCGTCTCACTGGACCAGCCAACAGCAGAGAAATCGCCGCCGATGACAGGGGCTGGTACCCACGTCTCACCGCCGCGTGGACCCATCCACATCTTGCTTGTCATTATGCGTTTCTCCTATATGCTGCGTTTACGTTGTTAGTGCTATTCGCCTTAGCGATTCCAGCGCCGGGGATGACGACCTGAATATTAAGTGCATCTGCTAGTGCCTGCACAGCCTGAGCCGAGAAGTCAACAATCTGAATTCCGCTGTTGCCGCCGTTGGCGGCTGCTCGTGAGCGAGGACCACCCCCGCCATAAGACGGGGTGTACGCGGCACTGCTCTTGGTGACAATACCGCCAGTGGCGTAACCCCGCTGTGCTGTGTGCATCAGCTTGTACAGGTTGTCCACGCCCAGCTTGCTTGTGGCTTCCTTGGTCATGACGAATTCGCCTCGGTGGACAATACCAGCAGCTTCCATCTTTGCGCCATCGCCCGTGTAACCACCTGTATCCCACATACCCAAGTTAATTGGGCGGCCGTTAGCATCGGTCATCCCGCTCAGGGCGCTTGCTGCGAAGCGCTGACGAGCGAAGATGTCGAGTGTAGCGTGTGAGTTGTTGATGATGTCGATTGCCCGCTGCGCCTCGCGGAGGGCACCAGCCGTGTTTGCGTGCATAGGCACAACCACGGGCTTGGATGCCTGCCTAGCCCGCAGGTCGTTAAGAATCTGCTCGATGGTGCGGTCGCCCTTAGAGATTTCAGCAATAAGTGCTTCCTTAGAGCCGCCGCCCATCCGCTTGAATTCGGATACAACTTGGGGGGTGAGGCCAGCGATGTTACCCTCGACAAGGCTTCTAGCTTCCTTGCTCATGGCGTCAACGTTCTTCAGCCAGTGATCGAACCCCTCATTGCTGCTGTCAGCAATCTGCGCGATAATTTCAGGTGAAGCCTTTGCAGCTTCCGCTGCTGCGTCCTGACCGCCACGGAGGGCGATCTTTGCGAGGTTGGCGAACCGCTGGCGACCCGTCTCAAGCTGCTGGTCCATTGTCTCAAGGTAATCTGAGAACTTAACCTTAGCGGTATCGACGTAGGTGGACACATCGTTGCCAGCCTTGACCCACGCATCCTTGCCCTTCTGATTAACGCGGTCAAGTGTGGTCTGGTAGGCTGCGTTCATGTCGTAGATAGCGTCAGTACCTTGATCGATGGAATCCATGAACTTCAGGGCAGCTTCTGAACTACCACCGAAGTTATTAGTAACTGCATCCTCGCTGACACCTGCAAGCGCAACCAGCGCGTCAGTCATTTCCTGCACACCGCCCCGAGCGGCCTTGCGGAAATTGGCGTCTGTGTCTTCTAGCCCTTGTGAATTAAGTGCGTTCCTTAGCTCACGCTTATAGTTAGGCATGCGGTCGATCAGCACAGTAAGCTGATCGTCGGTTAGATGTGCGGAGGAAACAAGATTTTCCATCTGGGTCTTGGCCTTCTCAACATTGCCAGCGCCGACAAGCTGCTCAAAGCCTGCATCCATCTTGGTCAAACCTGTGGTGATATTAGCGAACGTGGTCTCGCCGCCACCACGGAACACGTCCTTAGCAGTCTCTGCGAAATCGTTCCACATCCCGCCCTTACCGATGTGGTCGAGTCCCTTGCCCAGATTGTCGATGTCAGTGATGAAAGGCTTTAGATTTTCGTTGCCGAAGGCCCCGCCGTGGTTCACCTTAACGTCGCTTAGAAGTGACAGCGAATCCTTGGCAGTAAGGAAGCTGCTCGCCATTTCATCAGCACTGCTACCTGCCTCACGGGACTGCTTATCCAGATCAAGGAGGTACTGCGCACCAGCAAATGCCGCCATAACAGCAAGCTCAGGCCCAACCTTACCCAGTGTGCGGACAAGGCCATCGGATGCGCGATTCCACGCGCCTGTAGCCTTGCTAGCCAGCCCGAAGCTGTCGGACACGCCGCCGACAGTACCCTTCAGCCACTGGTTCTTCTTGGCAAGTCCGCCAACGCTACCACTCATCGTTCCAAGCATGGTGTTCTGCGCCGCCATCGACCCGCGCATGACGGACCATACTTCGCGCAGCGCAAGGCTGCTGGCAGCAAGCCGCCCGAGGCCAGAGATAACAAGTGCAATCACGCCCACAACTCCTGCAAGCGCCACGCCGAACCCAAGCACCTGCGCGTTGGTGGCAGGCAATTCCCACAGGTCAAACAGTCGCGCAGGCTCATCGAGCGATTCAGTGAAGCTGCGAATTTTTCCGGTAAGCCCGTCGATAACGTCATTTAGTGAGCCAAGATTGGAGGAGCCAATCTTGTCAAGCAGCGCAAGGACGTTCTGGAACATCACCTGCAGCTTAGCGCCGCTGGTATTGGAGATAACACCATACTGGCGCTGAAGCTCGCCTGTAGCGTTTGCAGCGTCCTTGAGCGCCGTTGTGAGCAACGTGCCCGACACACCGGTTTCGTCAGCAGCACCAGCCAGCTTCTTCAGTAGCGGTACGTCTCGCACAGAGGTAATGCCCAGTTCCTTGAGGACAGCATCAGCGCCGGAACCAGCAGCATTAATGTTGCCCATGAACTTAGTGAACGTGCCAGATGCGTCGTCTTCCCAGTTCTTCTTAAACTGGTCGGCTGTCATGCCGGAAGCCTTGCCCCACTTGCTTAGCTCAACGCCGCCGCTTGACACAGCCTCGTTGATTTTACCGAAAGCACGCTGAATCGTACCACGCGAAAGTTCCGGGCGCGCACCAACGGATGCCAGCGCACCGGACAGACCGATAAGCTGGTCATAGCTGTAGCCCACAGGACCAGCGATGGACGCTAGCTGCGAGGTAATATTAATGATGTCGGTTTCAGTTGCAACCGAGTTGGTACCGACAGCGAGGATGGAGTCGGCCAGCCCCTGATAGTTGCTGTCCACGTCGGGGAGCAGCGCGTTCAAACGACCAAACGCGGTAGCGGAGTCCTCAACGGACACGTCGGTAGTAGCCGAGAACATAGCTGTGGTCTTGGTGAAGTCGGCAACGTGGGCCTTGGCGATACCAAGCTGACCGGCGAGCGTACCAATCTCCGTCAGCTTGTCCCAGCTAACGGGCAACGTCTGCACAAGGTTGGTGAACTGCGCCCGTAGGAACCCAACTTCGTCACCCGACACCTTGGCGGTACGCTGGACTTCAGCGAACGACTTCTCCCAAGACACGGCGATTCCGGTGATGCCAACGGCAGCACCAACACCAGCCATGCCGATTGCACGGGCGGAGCTACTGATATCGTAAAGGGCGTAGCGCATGCCGCCGACAGCCCCAGCCGCCGCCTGTTGTGCGCGGGTAGCGGCCTGCTGCTCGCGGAAAATTTGACGGCGCAGCGCAAGTTCATTGCGAACCTTGTTGTTTGCCTTGCGCTCAGCAGCGTCCTCAAGCATAACCTGCTGACGGCGCTCCTCGGTGATAGCCCTTACGCGGTTAAGTTCCGCCTTAGAAGCAGACTCAAGGCTCTTGTCGTTAGCTCCCTGAGCAGCGGCAGCGACACCGGCCTGCGTAAGCGTCTTGTCATTACGCCGCTTAGCCTGTTGATTGAGTTCCATCTGCCGCAGTTTGCGGTTGTTGGTCTCAGTTGTTTGAACGTACTTCTTTTGTTCAACTGCGATAGTGCGGTAATCGTCTATAATGCGCTTTGCTGCAATATCCTGCGCGTCACCCATAGCCTTGCCAGCCGAAGTAGCCGCTTTCGCAAGGTCGCTGAATGCCCTCTTAGCTTTCCGCAGCGCTGCGAGGGCGGCTGCAACATCTATATCAACTGTTGCGCGCAGGTCGTTGTTTGCCATACTTATCTTTCTGCTATACGGTGGACGACAGCGCCTCTATCCGAGAGGGGAGCGGGTCGTAGGTACCATCTTCATTCTTAATTCCCACGGCCACTGCATAGTGGTACTCGCCGGAACCGAGCTTCTGGTTGGATGGGTTGTCTTCAAAGTCTTCGAGTTCCGCCTTGGCATAGCAGGCCCCGGTTTTAATTTCAAAGTCAATTGCGTTATTAGTGCTGTGGCACAGCCAGATAGGGTTGCCACAGGTTTTGCAGACTTCACGGTTGAGGATGTAGGCAGCTTCCTGCAGCCTATAATCGTGAGGAGTCCAACCCGTGAACGGGTCAGACTCCTCCAACAGTGCAGCCGTAGGCCGTTGCTTTGACTCAAGCGCGGACTGAATTCGCGTAAGATACGGCAAATTCTGCGGCCACGTCAGCGCTTCTACGAGAAATCCGCGTTGATTGCCCTATCGAAGATCGCGCCGACATAGTTAACCTGCGCCACAGCGCCGAACAACTTGTTAGCCTCAGAGACGTAAAGCTCCTCGGTAAAGGCGTTGACCGTCTCTACGGTCCATGCGTTGCTGGCTACAGCGCCAGCAGCATTGGTGACAGACACGATGCTCTTGGCGATAAGGGTAGCGTTAAGCGCCTCGTTAAACTCCGTGTTCTCCTCACCTTCCTTGTAGTCGGTGGTAGCACGCAGCTTCTTCTCAATAGCCTCGCGTGCCTTCGGAGCGAGGCCCTTCAGCTTGAACACAAGACCGCTGGCGGCAAGGCGCTCATGAAGTGCGGTGATTTCGTCCTCGTCCGCTGTCTCATCCTCGTCGCTAAGCCCGACAACCTCGTTCTTGGCGCGCTCTGCGCGCTCTTCCTCAGCAATAAAAATCTTAGCTAGCTTGAGGGCGGCGTCAGCATCAGTGTAGATGGTAACCTCATCCTCAGGCGTGTTCGTTCCCTGCACAAAGGCGAAGACATCGAACGTGTCCTTCTCGGTAGCCTGTGCGATGTAATCTTCGGCGTCAATTGCCATGTGCTTTTCCTCCAGAAAAGTATAAAGGGGAGAGGATCATATTAGACCCTCTCCCCATTATAGCAATAAATTAAATTAAGTCAAACTAGGCGTAGGTAATCTCGCTGTTCGCGTCACCAACCGAAGCGCCTGCGGGGTTCGTCACAACCACATCGTACACACCAGCCGGGAGAGCCGGAGCGATGAGAGTGATCTTGGTGTTGTCAACCACCGTGGCCTGCACAGTGACACCACCAACAGCAACTGCCGAGACCGAGCCGAACGCCGAACCAGTGACGGTAACGAGACCCCCACCAGCGGTGCCCGACGTGGTTGGCGAAACCGCAGTGACCGTAGGAGCCACGACAGTGCCGACAAAGGTGAAGCCGGTGTAGTTACCCTGCGAGAGCAGCGGAGCCGTGAACTGAATCGGCCCGGAGTCGCCGCCGTCCACCGACCGGATGCGGTCATTGGCGAACAGGAAGCCTTCGATGGTGTCGCCGTCCACGAACGGGACAGTGGACTTCTTGCCGAGCCTGCGGTAGACCCAGAACCGAACGTCAGGATTCTTCAGGAACTCGAATGCCATATTGTAGACAGACGTAGCATCGGCGCTGTTCGCGTCACGAAACATCGTCAGTTCACCCTCGTAGTTATCGAAGAGGCGGGTCTGCACATTGCCGGTATCCACGATACTAGCCGTGTTGTCAGTGTCGGAGTCCGTAGGGTTGAGCGTGTAGCCCCGCGTGATAGCCTTGGAGACATCCACGGCGGGTGCGTTATTAAGTTCGGTTGTTGTCGGCGCTAGTGGGTTCTCCACTGCCGACTCAGGAACCAGAACAATCTTGGTGTTCGGGTTCAGCATCTTGGTAGCCATAGACTATACTCCTTACGCAACCACGGGAACGTAGCCCGTGTAGTTGCCCTGAGAAAGCATCGGAACGGTGAACTGGATCGGGCCAGAGTCACCGCCGTCAACGCTGCGGGCACGGTCGTTCGAGAAGAGAAAGCCCTCAACGATGTCGTCCGCAGCGACAGGAACAGTTGACTTCTTGCCGAGGCGACGGAACACCCAGAAACGCTTGTCAACGTCCTTGAAGTAGTTGAATGCGAGGTTGTACACCGAAGTCGCGTCTGCACTGTTGGCATCGCGGAACATGGTGATTTCACCCTCATAGTTATCGAACAGTCGCGTCTGAACGTTACCGGTGTCAACGATGCTGGCGGTGTTGTCAGTGTCGGAGTCGGTCGGGTTCAGTGTGTAGCCACGGGTGACCGCAAGCGAAATGTTGATGGCAGTAGGGCCGTTCAGCACAGCCGCGCTGGGCGCTGCGCCATCGGTCACATCAGCCTCAGGGACCACGATCAGTGTGGTGTTGGGGTTAAGCATCTTGGTAGGCATTTTTACTTCCCATCCTTCGAGGAGTTAGTCTTAGTCGTCTTAGCGCGAGGCTTGACTGGGGTTGCGGGGGTTGAGGTAACGTCCTCCTCCACGCGAGTCATTCCGCCGAAACGGGCCGCGAAAGCGTCAGATACTCTCACGGTGCGGTCTGTGCCGTTAATTCTGTAAAGAGGCAGTTGCATTACAATTTTACCATATCTACTTATAGTTTGTCTATTTAAGTCACTGCGTTAGTCAACGCGGTGAATACCATGCCTGTCGCAAACCGCACAGGCCATAGGTCGGACTCGGAGGCAGTCACCTTGTAGTCGCCACCAGCTAGCGATTCACTCAGTTCGCTCCAGCTTTCGTCAACGATGTACCCATCCAGCTTGTCGCGGGCCACGTCAGCCACACGTCGAGCATCACCGGGGCTTGCGCCCACGCACTCAACCGCGACAAGCGTGTTCTTGAGGTTGTCTCGGCTGCCCGTGATCCCCGCTGTGGTCGTAGTCGTCTGCGCCTTGCCCGAGAAGCTGACCAGCACGTAGGGGAGGTAGGTGTTGTTCTGGCGCGGTAGCTCGAAGCCAGCCGGTACGGTGGTGTCGAAGACGTTGGGGATGTCGGAGTCGCGCAGGTGCGCGAGGATTGCATCGTGTGCTTCTGTGAAGTTAAGCGACATTATTAATATCCTAGTAGGTGCGGGAACCACTGCGTCTTCAGCATGCTCTGGTTCATCTGGTCAATAGCCTCTTGACGGGCAGTTGCATAGGCGAGCATCTGGGGGATTCCAGTTCGGGTACCCTCTTCCTGAAACACCGTCCAGAGCGGCGTGTCCTCGGCAAAACCGAACTCACCCTGAATGCGCCCACGCCCATTAATCTCAGTGTTACTCATGATGGAGCCGATCATGTCACCACTCAGCACACGGGGGCCACCCTTCTTGGTGGGGTTGATGCCACCGCTCAGGATAATCTCGCCCATGCGCCGGTCCGCATCCTTGGTGATAGCGCTGACCATTTCCTCAGCCTTGCCGTCCAGTGCAGCTAGGTCGAGCGAGATTCGCTGGGCGTACTCTTCTGGTCCCTTGATCCAGTAGATAGCACCCTTGGAGGCGGTGGTACTACTCCGTGCCATTAGCGCGTCCCAGCGTCACAGAGGAGGTTGTATACCCACGGCATATCGGACACCAGTGCGTTACGAACAACCATCGGCAAGCCGACCAGTCCTTGTGCGCCACTCACTTGCGTCTCCACAACCTTAACGATGAAGTCCTTGGCGAACGTCGGATCGTCGCCATAGGTAACGATCTTTCCCGCGCCATCAAGCACTGCGCCGACGTGGTTCTTGTTGATACCAAGCTGCACACGGACGGCGTGTGTCGCTGTCAGTTCGCCAGCAAAGTCACGATCCCTTGCGCGCCAGTCGATGTTTGGCTGCACACGGCCATGCCCGCGCCAGACAAGTGTTGTGGTGGTATCGGACATGCCGACGCCGGGGGTCCACTCGGCAAGCTGGCCGGTCGGGGCGTACACTTCGATAAGAGTTTCCTGTGTGCCCTGCAGTGCGGTACGTGGGTAGTACGCGAACAGCGGGTGGAATGCTCCGAAGTGGTTCAGCATTACAGCCCCCAAACAGGGGTCATGCGGTAGGGGACAATCGTGAACGTCTCCTCTTCGGTTAGCTCCCGGTCATCCTTGTTTGCACGGGCGATCAGGCTGTTGGCAGCCTGCAGCATGGCCTTCGCCACAGCGGGGCCATCGGTCTGCAGGTCGTCGGTGACAAGCTTCTTGAGGATCAAGTTCTCATTGTTCGCTGTAGCCACCAAAACGGCGGCAGCAGCGCGCCACAGGTCAGCCCTCGTCGGATCAGCGCCGGGTACCGAGACCTCATCATCGATAAACGACTGCAGCGCCTCATCGGTCCACATGAACGAATCAGGTTCAAGCGGGTCCTTCGGGTTGGGCAGCGGCAGCACGTCAGGGATGTACTTGCGTACTCGCCCAACGGGGGAAGTATAATCTACTGGAAAAACATCGGCCATTATTATGTCCTAAAGTTAAAAGCCCCCCTCCTCCATGTAGGAGAAGGAGGGCTTAGCGCAAAAATTAATTAAGCTGCGAGAACACCGGCAGTGCGAAGCTTAGCCAGCAGAGCGTTGAAGTCAGCGACAAGTCCAGCAACATCAACCGCCGTGCTGTCAGCCTGTGCCTGCGCCCCGAGGGCCAGCCCATCGATGTGCACGCGGGTGGGAACGGCACCAAACTCAGGAACTACTGCCGTGTTATCAATCACGAGCGGGATAGCGTTAAGCCCCTGCCCAAAAATCTTATCTGCCATGATTGGCCTTCCTAATTAGAAGTGGGGCCACAGTAGTATGTGGCCCCACTAGCTACTAAACAGTAGTCGGAGCAGCCTGACCGCTCGAACCCACGGTTCCGATGCCGCCGTTAAGCGCAACACCACCGTAGATGTGACGGATACGCAGTTCCCAAGTGTCGTTCAGGAACGAACCCTGCCGCGTCGGGACAGCGCCACCACCAAGGTAGAGGCCGGTCTCATTGTGGACGCGAAGCTCAGGGCGGTCGTAACCAGTCAGGAAGCCGAGGCCAAGCGACGTGCGCGCACCCTCGCCACCGAACGGAACAACGTACCACGAGGTAGCGCCGTGGACGGGGTCAATAACCTCAAGCCACGGGTTCTCGATAACCTCAAAAGCGTGACCGAACGTGAACGTCTCGGTGTACTGCAGGTTGCCATCGGTGACGACAAAGGTCTTCGGACCGTTGACAATCTCCTGCACATCAGCGTAAGCGGAGCTAGAGACGACGACTGCGAACTTGTTGAAGCGCACAGGGCGGTTCGAGTTCGGGCCAGCCTTGTAGCTGTTAGCCTGATTGAGCGCGGCCTTCAGGGTGTCGCGGGTAAGCGCAGCCTGACCATCCGTGTTGGTGCCGAACTTGAGAAGGTTCTTGTTCGCGGCGTTGAAGTAGGCGGGGTTAGGGCCGTCGCCAGCAGTCAGAAGCTCAGTGACTTCGATGTCCTCGGAGTCAAGGGCCGTGCGGAGCAGGTAGTCAGGGAGGTCATCGACAATGCCCCACTGGTCGTTAACAATCGCCTCGAAAGTGAACGGCACACGGGCACCGGACTTGCGAATGGAAAGCTGCTCTTCGCTGGAGTACAGCTTGAACGCGGTAGGGTACTCGGTACCCTCAGGAACGTTAGGAAGCGCGCCGGGAACAGTCTTCTTACCACCATTGGTAGCAAGAATGTTGTCGAACGCTGCGTCATCCCAGCCAAGCTCGATGAACGACTGCGGGAGGAAGTTCGGAACGGTGACCTTCTTGGCAATCTTCTGCCAGAAGCGGTTCTCCACAAGAGCGTACTTAGCCTGAAGCTGAGCGTTCTTGATGTCGGTGAACACCGATGGGAAGTCGCTGGTGGAGATAGACTCCTTCAGTCGAGCCTGTGCGGTGTAGTTGCCCTTCGACGCAGCGGCAAGCCAGTCGGTAATCTCGTCTACGCGACGGTCATATTCTGCCTGAGTGTACAAACCTAGGCTCCAATCTTAACGATAACTGAACCGGCACCAGCGGCGACCGGCTTTGGCTCGTGAGTCACGATGCCGAAACGCTTACCAGTGTTGGTCTTGCTGACCGCGCTGGTGGCTGGGTCAATATAGACCACATCGCCAACTGCGTATGCCGTGCCTGCGGCAACCGGCACGCGGAACCCGCCCACGAGAGCAACAGAGGCCCACCCCGGCTGGTTTCCCACGCCGTTATCCTTGCCATCCGGCGTCGGAGTGGTGGCGCTGCCAGACCCAGTGATGCAGATGCCCACAAGATCGCCTACAGCGAACGGGTCACCAGCGGACTTCTCCAGTCCCACATTGACGCTGATGTAGTCATCAGCCTTGAAAAGTGCATTAATTGCCATTAGTAGACTCCTTAGCCCAGAACCTCAACCGAGCGAGCAAGTCCCGTAGGCTTACCAGCGCTCTCATTAATAACCACAGTGCCAGACTCGCCGTTGGTGGCGATGAACGCCTCACGCAGAGCGATCTGCTCCTGCACAGCGGCCTCAAGATCGGCACCCTCAGAGAGAGCGGCAACGATCTTGCCAGCGGAAGCGGCAGGTAGGTTGTTGACACGAAGAGCCTCAACGACAGCAGCATGGTCAATCTCGACCTTAGGCGCGTCTTCCTCTTCACTTTCCACGACGGGCGCTGCCTCAACCACAGGCGCAGCCGCGACAAGCGACTCAGCGAGGGCGGCAGGAATCCCGGCGATAGCTTCGGTAAGCGCCTTGGACAGGGCCTCGAAGTCTTCCTTAGTTACGTCAGTCACAGACTGCGTTCCTTCCTTGTTAGTTTCAACTGGTACTCCCGCTGGGTCGCGGTCGGACTCTAGAATGCTGGTAAGTTTGCCGCCAGCACCGGCCTTGGTGACAACATCCACGCTGTCAGCAGCCAGAAGAGCGATCAGCACAGGGCCGTAGCGCCCGTCCATTTCCGCGTCCTCAGTCAGCCCATGAGCGCGAACCGAAAGTCCCACATCTTCGTGCTTCTCATTAATCTGAGCAACGAAAGAGTCGTAGAATTCCACGTCTGCGTAAAGGCCATCGCCCTCAAACACAGCTTCGGAAATAAGTTTCCCAACCATATCCTGCACAGCGCGCTCAGGGCGCTCCCACTGCTCGGACTCGGTGGGGTGATTTAGGTACATAGGGAGGCCAGCGGCAAACACTCGACCGCCGTCTCGTTCTAGAACTTCCTTAGGGTAATACGCGGATGACCCCCAGCGGTCAGCCTCGATAATTCGAGCGCGCCACCGCTTGCCTGAGAGTACATGGCTACCGCCAAGACTCTCTACGAGTTGCATCTGCGTCATTCAATTCCCTTCTGGTATATCTTAGCATATAATTTTATTTCCCGCAAACCTTATTGGTTTTTAGTGTTAGTATCAGCCGGGTTATCACGCGATGCTTTGGCGTCTGCGCCGTTAGAAAGTTTGCCAACCTTCCCGGTAACACCCTGATCGCCAACAGCAGGGGCAGCAGCAGCAGCAGCATTCTGCTTAGCTAGTGTCTCGGCATGCTTGGCAGCGTCATCACCGATGGCCTTAGCGATTGCCACGTCAGGCTGGTCTGTGATATCAGGGAGGTCGTTAGGGTCACCCTCGATGCCGAAGCCCTCAAGCGTAAGCTGACGAAGCTCGTGGCGGTGCAGAACGTTCGTGTTGTTCGCAAGCTCCACGGCCTGCAGGCGGCGGTACTCCGGCTCTGTGCGAATCTTGGGCCAGACAACGCCGACAGCCTTGCCGAACAGAGCGACGAAAAATTCGCTCCACAGTGACTGACGAAGCATCATTTCATCCACAACACTCTGCTCAAGAGACTTGATATCGGTGTCCGACTTGCCCAGCAGGACATCTACCGGCACACCAAGCCCGGCAGCGATGAGGCCAGCGACCGGATCGAACGACTCGAAATCGACGCCGCCGCTCATCTTGCCCATAAGCTGATAGTCAAGCCCGCCGCTCATAACTGCAGTGCCGCCGCTATCCAGAACCTCACCTGTCGCTGGGTCACGTCGCGGTGCCTCAGCGATGCGGGATGCGGAGTTGGCAGCGCCTGCGCCTGTCTTGGCAACAACCTTGGACGCGAAGCGCCCCTGTGCCTTGACGAACGTGGTACCAGCCTCGAACAGTTCCTTGTGAGCCTTGGTCCAGAACATTGCAGCAATGATGTCAGGTACGCCCAGCACCCAGCCCTCTTGCCTGTTCGCGGCGACGTGGATCATGACCATGTTGCGGTCAACCTTGATGCCGTCGATGCTGCTCACGGTGCCGCTGGTGTAGTCATGCGCCGGGTAGAACACCTCGATGTCCTTCTCCACAATGTTGCCGGTGGAGAAGTTCTTCGTGCGGACGCTATACTTGCGAAGCCAGTAGTTCACCCGTGACGGGTCGTTCTCATCCAGAACCCAGCCAGCGATCTGATTAAGCGGAACATTTATTAGTTCCTCAGTCTTCTTGTTCTTGGCTACCCACATATTGCCATCGGTAGCAAGCTGCGCTTCCATTCGCCAGTGCGCGTTGTCATTAAAGATGACGCTCTGGTTGCGGGCGTTATCAAGCATCTTCCCGCCCTTGGCATCGAAGGTGACGCCGCGAGACCAGATGTACCCGGTGCGGGTATTGATCGCCTTCTTGATGGTAGGGTTGATCGTCAGCATCGCGCGGAGACGGTCTGAGGTTTCCTTGATCGTGTCAATAGAAAACCCCTTGTCCTCCTCCCAGCCATCGATACGCTCCCAGTTCACGTCTTCGACAAACTTAATTAGGTCTGTCATCGACTCCTGTAGGTAAGAAGTCTGAGCCTGCAGCGCCGTGTTCTCCAGCAAAAGCTCAAATGAGCTATAGGTCTCCTGCGATTCCTTGAGGGCGTCCTGCATGTAGTTAGGGTTGAACAGGCGCTGTAGTAGATTAGCCATAAGTCTCTCTTAAAATGGGCTGACAAGTTCGATGCTATCTAGCACATCGATTTCTAGCATGTCGCCGGGACGGAAGGTGGCAAGCGGGTCTTCAGTGATGTAACCGATAGGCGCACAGGCCATCACGAGAGCGTCAACGAAGTCGGGGGATTTGTCGCCGCGCCTGCGGATGTCCTCTTTGGACTCGATCTGCAGCACGCCATTAGGATACGAGTAGCGAATGCCAGTCATTTCCTGCACGAGAATCCCAGCGTCGGAGCTATTATCGCCAACTGGTAGATCAATCATACCACTTCTAAGTTGGTGTTTCAAAGAGTCGTACCAATAAGCGCGGGAGTTACGGTGAAGAGTACGGTCTGGTGACTTGGCACCAGCAGTCATTTCAACCACAACATATGGGGTAGGCGCAGTGCGAGCGAGCGCGGTAAGGCGGTCAACAACACCACCGCCGACACCAACGCCGTCAACACGGACTTGATCGATGTCGTACTCCACCGCTAGCTTATGCACACGGGAAGCTACTTCCATTGTGTCCATCGTGGTATACGAAGCAAGGACTTCTACGTGCCCATCGACGTTCATAATGGCTACGGTGCGGTCAGCGCCATAGCGCGCCACGTCCACGCCGAGAACCTTGAACGAAGTCGGGGTAGGCTCGATGATATTGGCGCGGCCAATCTCAATCTCTGCCGCACTGAATAGCGAGTCAACCGAAGTCTTGGGGAACTCAGCGAGTACCTTTGACTGGTAGCGCGGCGAGTCCTCGCCCCACATTTCCTTCTGGTCGGCAACAGTCTGGTGCTGTGGCATACCTGCCAGCAGACGCTCCACCTGAGCCGATTTAACCGGGTCGTTCGCGTACTTGGCGCGAAGCTCATCACCCTCATTGGTGAAGTTCGGGGTGTCGAAGGCCGACACAGTGATAAGATTCCAGAGGTTCTTGCCCTCGCGGAAGATGCGCCCGAACTCAGTGTTCGGGTCGTCAGGGTTTCCCACAGTCAGGATGCGGTCGAACGAAGCCGTGGTGATGGCCTCAGCACCCGTGAAAATGGTGGTGGGGATACCGCAGCCCTCGTCAGCGATGACGAACACGCCATCTGGACGGTGGGTACCGTGGAAGCCGTGGATGTTCTCGTTCGCAGGCTTACGGCCCTCGCCAATAAGCTGATCCGTGGTTCGACCATCAACGGTGACGGGTGCCATCCACTTATCACCAAGGGTTACACGGCCTCGGAGGTTGTGCTGGATATGGACCTTGCGGATTTCCTCGAAGAGGAGTGCGTGAATCTGCTGGTACGTAGGCGCGGTGGCCTGCACAATGCAGTTGTCTCGGGTACTGACCCACCATGCGGAGGCGATAGCACTGATGAACGTCTTGCCAATGGAGTGGCATGACTTGACTGCAGTGCGCTTGTTAGCAGCGATGGAGCGCAAAATTTCCTTCTGCTTCGACCACAGCACAAGTCCAAGCTCCTCCTCAGCCCAAGCCACAGGATCATTCTTGTAGTTGTACTCCCGCGCTTCCTTCATCAGCTTCTCCACGGCTGCACGGAGAGAGGTATTAAAGGTGGATGCTGGCATTACAGGTACTCAGCGTGCACGTATAGTGCGAACTCCCGAAGCACTTTGAATGGATTCGGTAGGGCTTCGATGTACTCTCGAAGGTCGTAGTCATCGTACTCTGCGGGGTCATGCGAGATTTCCTCTAGAACTTCGATGAATCCCTGTGTGATGTCTGAAACTTGCATTACTATTTCTCCGGTTTATTTGTACGTGTCATCGGCAGGGTCAAGATACAGCACCTGCTCTACTGCTGCCGTCGAAGTCTCGGCTACCCACTCGGGCCATGCTTCTAGTTCCTTCTTGGCATCATCGGTAAGCGGTAGGCTCAACACCTTCTGATGCAGCAGACCATACGCCTGCTTCATCACAGCGAAAAGCTGCAGTGTCTCCTCATCGCTGATGACAGTGAACTCGTGCCTGATAGTCTCCTGATTCAGGTCAAGTAGCTCTGATAGCCTTTCGAGCGCCTTGATGATGGCCTCGCCGTGCTTGAAGCTTCCAGCCTCCAGCCCTGCCCAAAGGTGTTCGATGATCTTCTCTGTGCGGAGCATGACGATGCCGCGCATTTCGATTGGGTCGCGCATGGTGGTTGACTCAAGCGCCTCACGCACCATAGCCATTGCCTCGATAGCCTTGATGCCATGCTTTAGCTCAATCTCTGCATATGACCGACCGCGAATGCGATCATCGAGAATAAGCTGAGTCAATCCATCATTTGCTGTCATAGCCTCACTTTACCACACAAACTTTATTTTTGCAAGAAGGCATGAAAAAGGGCCAGCCGTGGGAGGAGCGGCTGGCCCTTAGTGGCTCAACCCCTGTTGCAGGGGGAGCGGGGCGAAGGACGGAGGAGAACTTTCGCGTACCTATATTCTAGCAGTTTTAAATGTAAACCGCAAGTCGGTCTGGCACGAAGCCATACCAATGTTCGCCCTCGGAGGTTTCGACAACAGGCACTTGCATGTAGCCTAGTTCCTTGGTTACATAGTCAAATGCAGCGGCATCCTCGCTAACATCAATCTTGGTGTAGGGGCGCTTACGCTGGTCGAGATATCGGGCAGTCGCTGTACACTGGACGCAACCGGGCTTACTGTAAATGGTGATATTTGAATTCTTCATAGGAGTTTAGTTTAACTACGCGCACATTAGGTGTCAAACTCATGCTTTGCTGGCCGCAAAAAGAATTTTGAAAATATTTCCAGATAGGTCTTGACAAGCAAAATCGTCGGTGCAATAGTTCATATATCAGCAACACAAACCCGAAAATGAAGGAGGCAATAAAATGACCATGTTCGCAACTGTTACAAAGGGAACCACAACTGGAACTGCAACCGCTAAGCCGACCACCACCAACATCACGGCCACCAAGCGCAAGGGCACCAAGAGCAAGAAGACGCTCGCCCCTGTGCCGGTGCCTGTGACGGGTTACGAATCGGAGGTTCGTTTCTTCGCCACGCAGTACAAGCAGGGAGGGCGCACCGTGTACTCTCTCGACTTGTCCATCGCACAGATCGTCGGGCTGATCGCAGCCCCCGATCCTGAGCGACCGCTTCCCGGCAACCGCCGTATCCAGCCTGCGCACGCAGCCGCGTTCGGTGCGTACATCCGTGAACACTCCGACTGGATCGCTCCGGCGATCATCCTGCGTGGGCCGAACGCCTTTGACTTCGCGCCCATCGAAGAAATCAACGGAGCCTCGTTCGGCGTCGTCTCGATCCCGACGCTCGCGGTCCCCGATCTTCACATCCTCGACGGTCAGCACCGCATCCTTGGGATGCACATGGCGGCTCGTGCGATCACGGAGGAACTTGACAAGGCGCGTGACGGACTGGCACGGGGGCGTAAGGCTGGCGACCAGAACCTCACCGCGCACTTTCAGGGCCTCATCAAGGAACTGCAGGCGCAGCGGAAGCGATTCGAGAACGAGCGGGTGACGATACAAGTCTTCATCGAGACTCGCCAGTTGTCCTACCAGCAGATGTTCTATGATGTCGCGGATAACGCCCTGCCGATTACCGCATCCGTGCGTGCCCGGTATGACGCCCGCAAGATCACGAACCGTGTCCTCACCGACGTGCTGGAACAGCCTCTGCTGTCTGGGCGGGTGGATATGGAGCGTGACCGGCTCGGGCGTGCCAACCCGAACCTGCTCTCTGCCAAGCACGTCGCTGACATTGTGCGTATCATCGCCGTGGGGCTGGAGGGGCGGATCAGTCGTCGCCTTGAGTCCGAGCTTCAGGAAGACGAACTGGTGCAGCACACGCGGGCGTTCTTCGACGCGCTGACCGAGGGCTTCCACGAGCTTGAGCAAGTTAAGGATGGCTCACTTTCGCCCATCGAGCTTCGCCAGACTTCGATGCTCGGGTCACCTGTCACGATCCGGGTTCTCGCCGGGGCATACTACGAGCTTCGCAACAAGGGTTTCGATCACGACATGATCGTACACTACTTCGAGCGGCTTGACCCCTTTCTGTCGCAGCCTGCCACGCCGCTCCTTGTGGAGCATGCGGGGACGGAGGTATTCGTGCCGGGTGCCCTCGCGCCGAGTTCGCGTCGTCAGGACTTGAAGGAGTTCCGCAATGCTCTCACGAACTGGGCCGTGGAGGCCCCTAGCTGGCTCGGAGCCTAACCCACAAGAATCCCCCTGACTCATAAGGTCAGGGGGATTCTGCATTAAGGTACGATTGAGCTAGAGAGGAGGTCAGCATGAGCGGACTCAGCCAAAAGGAAATCAAGGCGCTACTCGACAGCCTAGACGAACAAGGCGCTTTACTGTTCAAAGTTAAAAAGGGTGTGCTGGTCAAGTTCCCAGACGGTTCCATGACAACAGTGCACCGAACAAACTCAGATCACCGCAGCACTCTGAACATGCGGGCTGTAGTTAAACGAGCGGGGCTAGCATGGCCCTTCGACCATGATAGAAAGGATACCCAGTTGGCTATGAGACTCACACCAGAACGCAAAGAGCTACTAATGAAGGCTGTAGAGGAAGCCGGTGATGGCCCCGTCAGTGCGGCAGCCATCGCAGCCAAAGCCGAGGTAGCCGACCCAACAGCGAAGAATGCGCTTATCCGAGGCGGGTTCGTGCAAGAGCGGCGTGGCGTATGGGTACGCAACAAGCCAGATGCCCTTGAGCCAGCACAGGGGGCATCAGAGCCAGTCGTGCAGACTGCTGGGGAGCGGAGCTTCATCGATGATGTCGATTCGTGGGTGGTCCCAGTCCCAAAGAAACTTCAGCGGATGGCCGACCTCATGGGGCTGAGCATCGAAGTCAGGGTGTGGAGGCCCTAGCACCGCATCAAGGATTCGAACCTCGATTGGCAGGTTCAGAGCCTGCTGTCTTGCCGGTTAGACGAATGCGGTATGGAGCCACAGGAGGGATTCGAACCCCC